TCCTTATGTATTCCTCAAGTTTGGCAACTATAAGAGGACGAGTTTTGGATGATGTTGTGAAACCTATAACAGCTCTGTCATTGTATTCTCCTTCGAGAGAATCAACATATTCATGAGTCGATTTGATCGAGTAATAAAGATTTGGATACCCAAGATCTCTTACTTTTTCACAAGTTGCTATTCCTATACCAACATTTTCAACAACCATGAGACAGTTGTTGTATTCTTTCCCAGCATCAAACAATATCTTTGCAAAATGATCCATGGTTGGTTTTCCTTGGTACTCTGCAACTACTTCCATTGTGTCTGTTCTTAAGACATGAAACACAGAATTATCTGCTCCGTCTCCTCGAGCCACATCAGCAACAATAAGATAAGGAACTCCCTCTTGGTATTTTTCCCAAATCCATAGATTTCTATCCCATCCGGTTTTGTACTCTGGTTCTTGTTGTTGTTCGAACATCCAATGAACATCATCCGGATGTATGACAGTTTCCCCAGATGTATTGAAATTACACTCTAGCTCTTGTGCTATTTGTCGTCGCGACATGTTCTTTGTTTCTTTCTCAAACCAAGCTTGGTTACGATCAGGATGAATATCCCAACGAAGTGAAACAGGGTGAAATTCATTGTCTCCAGCCTCAGCATCAACGTAAGTTCTGTGGAACCAGTTACCAACCCCCATAGGAGTCGATAAGGCTATGCAACGCCCCCCTGTTGAAAGAGTAGGGTAAAGACCTGCCCAGAGTTCTTCGAGTCCATCAACGTGTGCTGCCTCGTCAATAATCAACAAAGATAATGCTTCCGAACGACCAGCATCTGCTGATGTTCCGACTGCTTTAATCGAGGACCCGTTTGATAGTTCAAATGAAGTTCTATTATCGATTGTTATGGTTGCAACCTGCATCCATCGTGGAAGGTTCTTCATAACCATTTTTACTTTCTTGACCAAGTTGGCTGCTGTCCCGAACTTGGTTGCCATAACAAGGATATTCTTTTCTTTGTGAAATAACATAAACCAGACAGCATAAGCAGCAGAGATCGTAGAGATGCCCAACTGTCTTGCTTTAAGGATAACTGTAAAACGATAATCGTTAAAATCCCTCACAAGGTCATCTTGATAAGGATAAGTATTAAAAGGTATCAAACCCCTAAGAGGATGTGAGATCCGACAATAGTTGTTTATAAAATATAATGGATCTTTTCCGCACTTAAGAATTTCTTTTATTATTTCTTGCTTTGAAAGCTTTAGGGTCATTATGCCTTCTTTTGATTGTCACTCTTTTTTCGTGTGTCATTTTGAGGACGTTTATCCGAGAATTGTTCTAAAAACTTTCTTGTTACATCTCTTGTAGCATCTACTGAAGGTTCTAGAATTGGCATGGCTTCGATTCCGCCAATCTTAAAGTGTTGTTGTGCTTCGACCCAACTTCTGACTCTTGATGTTGATTGAACAAGAATGTTTGGCTCACCTTTCGAGGTTAGCTTGACTGACTTTCCTGTTACTTTTCTGTATTCTTTTTGTAAGAAGCCTTTGATACTGTTGAGCATAGATTCAATATCTTGTTCAAATTTACCAGTATAGACCTCTTTTAAAAGAATATCTGATTGGTATGAAAGAATCATTGAATCTCCATAAAAACGCACTTTGAAGCCGTCCATAACTCTAGAGTCGTTTATTGGACATCCTTCTTCTCTTCTCAATCCCATTGAAAGCTCTTCTCCATCATAGGAAAATCTTTTGTCGTGGGCTCCATCATAAGCATTTGCTGCTGCTTGTGAAAGTCCTTGAATTATTTCTAATGTTGTGTTACTCATTTGGTCTCCATCCTTTTAGCCATCGTTCTTCACGACCCTCAATCCACTGAATGTAACATTTTTCACAACAATCGAATTTAGCCATATAGACATCATCTCTTGACTTAAATGAATAAGTATCGCAAACGGGACAAGAACGCTTAGATTCTTTCGTAATTAGTTTCTCTGATATAAAAACGCCACCAACATCCACTTGATGATCATCTTTTTCGTTTGAAGTTTTGTAAAGATCTTTTAGTTGCTTTACATATTCCTTCTCTTTGACATCGTTCCAAAACGCTTTTGGGTTTTGGATTGTGTCTTCACCATATTTCTCAGTGATAGCTTTTTCTATCTTGACAACATAGTTTGGGTCTTTTTCTTTCACTAGTCTCTCCTAAAATCTGATAGTGTTTTACTCATTTCTAATGGGTCGTCTATATCTTTTGAGCCTAATTCTTTCTGGGCTCTTCTCATATCAATTCCTGTTGTCATTTGTCCTATTGCTGGGTCTTGGACCATTTCTCTTACTTCTTTATACATATTAAAGAAAGCTGTTATTAATTGTCTTGTGTCGTCTATGGCTGTGTGTAATTGTACGTAACCTTCACCAGGCCCATATACGTCCATCATTCTTTGCAACTTGCCGTTAAAAGCCACAACTTTTTTGACCTCTCCTTTGATTGTTTTTTCTTTCTCATCAAAGAACCGCATCATCTTTTGGTTACCTTGATCCATTTGATGTTGAGCCAATCTTTTAAACAGTTGTCTTTGAAAATTAACAGTGTCGAAAATGTCTAATTGTTCAAAGTCAGTTGTATCAATGTTAAAATTGTCTCCTTCTAGGATTATCTTTTTTCTATCGAAGGTTTTAATATTGTGCCCAACGGATAAAACATTATCTCCCAAGCCTTCAATCCAATCTAAAAACATAATTAATGCTGTTTCTTGATCAACATCATTCTCTGTTGGTTGATAGTGTGTATAATCAACCATGTCCTGAACTGTGTAGAGTCTTTCTTTGGCATGCATTTTTCGGATGGTGGTTAGAAGTTCGTAGTCTTCGGAAGTATTTTCTCCCATTTCCCACGCTTCCTCGAACTGATTGTCTAATTGATCTTGATTGGCCATAACTCTTTGTTCGTCTTGATGTCTTTTTAGTGTCTCTTGATTGAGAGATACATTAACATCAAATGTAGAAAGGGGTTGTTGTGGAATCTCTCCAGCCAAATCATCTATCTTGTAAGCTATTGCTCCGTATTGAGTTATTTGTCCTCCGAAGCCAATTGTCTCTAGATCCCAGAATATCCAAGTCTTTCCATTCAACTCACGCTCCATGTAGGCAACAGCGTCACCGGGAGTCATATCTCTTAAAATTGAATAATCTTCCATAAGTACTCGCTTTAGTTCTTCTTTAATTATTCTTTTAATATCTTTTGAGGTTATTTTCATTAATTCACCGCTTGAGCTATAGCTATTGTAATTCCTATACCACTAATTAGTCCCAAAGAGAACCAAAATTTCTTTTTTGGTGGTGTTTTTAATTCTTCTAAACCTTCTATTCTTGTCTCTAGAGCTTGAACTTCGGCTTCAAGGATCTGAACTTCGAACTTGTGAGAACTTTTAAGTTTTCTTATTTCCTCTTCTTTCTCTGCGAGAGTAATACCAACTTGGTAATCCATTTCTATTTGACACCTGTCTGTTGCGTTTGCTACTTGATCTGCTAGCAGTTGTGATGCTGTATCATTGAACAACCTACCAGAGAACGGAGCTTCCATTCCTGCTTCGAGATAAGTATACTCGGGCACATCCGCAAATGCTAAAGATAGTAAGAAGATCATTTTTTAATTCCTAGAATACCTTTCTTTGGCTTTTTCATAATCATCAAAATAACTAAAACCACCATTTCCTCCGCCACCACCAGGATAGTTATATGGTAGTTGAAAAGAAACTTCATACTTTTGTTGTTTAGGATCCCAACCAAACTGAAATTCTACTCCATCTTTATTATATCTTACTCCGAAGTGTTGACGTTTACTTTTGTCAAAGATTGGGAAAGTAAGATCGTCTTCGGTCCTGCTTGCATCAACAGGAATGTCTATTGGCTCTTCTAAAGCTCCTGCTAATTCTCTGGCTTGGTCTCTTCCATCGTCGCTCATGTATAGGTTTCTAAGCTTCTCTTCGTATTCTGGGTAGTTTTGCCCACTACGTGAATCAAACTCAGGTGGTCTAATATGGTGAGGAGGTATATAAGCTTCAAGAACCTTGCTAAGTTCTTCTTTAATTATTTGTTTTAATTGTTTGTTTGTTAGTTTCATTTCTTTTTAATCCCTATATTTTGAAACACCTCATCAGGAGCTGTGTGTTCTTTTTCTAGTTCTTCAATTTTGTTTTTTCTTTCTGCTTCCAAGGTTGCTTTTGCAATTTTTGCTTTCTCTTCGGCTCGTTTGTCTCGAGTTTGTTTCGCTTTTTGTAAACGCTCAAGTTCTTCGTTCTCTTTCTTGTATTGGTCTTTGGCTAGGTTTGCCATTTCCAAATAGTTTTGATTTGAGCGTCTTCCAAGCACATAAGACAAAATGAATAAACCCACAAGAACCAACCAGTTCTTATGAGCTATTATCCAATTCTTTGTTTTATATAACCAAATCATTGTGGTTTCCTAATAAGCATCTGAGGCACTAGATATTCTATCGTCAAGCTTTTCTATTTCTTCTTCTGAAAGTTTGTATTTATTTTCTGCTTGTTTTCTCAATTGCATCACCTCTTCTTCGTATTGGTACCAATTGGAGTTAGGATCA